CGGAAGGGTCAAAGTCTGGCATTACACAAGCCCTTTCTTCTGGTTCTCTACAAACTCTTCCGGCTTGATGCCCAAGCGCGCTAGAGTTTCGGACGCTGAAATGGTTTTCCCAGTGTTCGGGTCAGTCCAGTTCAAGTCGGGGTCGGCTAGCGGGCTGTCCGCTCCGCCTGTTTTCGCCGTAGCATCCTCAAGGAAAAAGCGCTGATTCTTTCCATCGAAGCGCAATCCCGCTTTCTGCGCTGCTTTGCCTACTACCATGTCCTTGATGTTGCGGCAGAATACCGCGTAGTCCGGCATGGCTTTCCGCTCAACTGGAGTGTGAGCGAAAAACTCTTTCATTTCAGGAACGAGATGTGCCCACTGCCCAGAGACTTCAGAAATGATTTCACTTTCAGTGATGCGCGCGTTGGTCTGCACGGAGAGTATGAGAAGTGCCCTGCGGTCTTTTGCCGCTTTCTGCTCGTCGGTGAGAGTTTCGTCCGTTGCACCGCCACCTGCGCCGCCGTTGTTATTCGTGTCAGGTTTTTCTGTCGCAGCCGCTTTGATGCCGTCCCATTCGCCCTTTAGTTCCGTGAATCCTTTTTGCAGTGGGTCTAAACGTTCGGTGAGTTTTGCGTCGAAGGATGCGCCGAGTTTCTCTACGAGCTGGTCAACTTCGCTCTTAGTCTGGTCGTCTGTTTTCTCTGGCTCAGTTTTCTTGAACGGACTCCATCCCACGTACCAGTACCTCTAGGACGAAAGGATACTCGCATCACTAGGGATGGCGTCAAGTCTTATTTTGCGTCAATAGGTGGGATAGGAACTGCTCCCACCACTCGCGCGTCACCACGCGCACATGGCCGTCAGCGAGACGCAGCTTGTAGCAGGCGAACTTGTCCCAGAGTTCTTTCGCGGTGCGCCGCGCATCAATCTTTTTCATGGCTTTTTCTCCGGTGCTTTGGGCGGTGCCGCAAAAGTCAGCGTTTCCAATTTGAATTGCACTTCAGCGGGCCACTTGTGCTCCGCTTTTATTTTGTCCGCTTCCACATGGAGCCGCCCGAGAGCTTGCTGGAAAATCTGTTGAGCCTGCTGTAATTGAATCTGCGCAATCTGCGCGTCTTTTTGCGCCACTTGCAGACGAAGTATTTCCACTTCCGTTGGTTCGTATTTCGCTGGAGGGGATTGCGCGAGAAGTGTTGCGCTGAAAAGAAGGGTGAGGCTGAGAGCGATTTTCATTTATGAGTTTGTCTCCATTCTTTGAGTTCCGCTTCCAAGCCGATGAGGTCTTCGAGCACCGCGATTTGCCCTCTTTGAAACGTCTGCACTACTTCCGCGTCCTTCGTTGAGGGCACGTTGTGAATAATCTTATAGCGCAGGTCTTCCGCCTTGGCCTGGCAATCCTCCACCAGCTTCACCCAGCCCGGCGCCTGGAACAGCAGGGCCGCCAGCTCCGTGTCGCGGAATAGCTGCGGCCATCTCAAGGAGTTTTCTGGGGTCAGGAGGTCCGCCTTGCGCTTGGGCATTTGGTTTTTGCTCCTCTGGAAATTCGATGTTAGGAATATATTCCTCGGGCTGGTCGCTCAACTGGAAGTCGCGGACAATCTGCTGCATCAGCCGCGTTTTCGCTTTCACAATCGACGTGAGCCACTTCTTGAAATGCTGCGGAGTTCCCGCGTTGTCAATGGCCTGCAACTGCGAAGCGGTTTCTTTCGTGTACATCATAATCGCTTGGTTGAGCAGAAGTTCATTCTGCTTGGTCACTTCCTTGTTGGCGCTGCCCGTCGCTGCGCGAATCGGTATCCGCACTTTGCGCTCTAGATAATCCGAGAGCGCTTCTTCTAAGAGTTTGTCATCCAAGCCGAATAGCGACCCTTTGCGCCCCAAACCCATCGCTCCGTACATGTCGGTGACAAGGCCCACAAGCTTGACGTGCGAGTGCCGAAAGCCTGAGAGTCTGTGCGCTACGCGCGTGTTGCTGTCCTGCATCACCGCGAGCGTGCCCATGCTGCCGAACTTCCCTTTCTTGTCCACGCTGCCCGCGCCCATGCCCGCAACCGCTGGCCCGACTCCGAATCTTTCGCGCGCTTGCATAATCATGGCTTGTTCGTTTTGCAGCGAGAGGCCCGCAATCGTGCCATCGGCTACGTTGAAATGCTCGAACTCATCTTTGCCGAATGGCGCTGTCGCTCCGGGGAACAACTGGAAGTTCTTGTCGATGTTGCGATTCTGCGGAGAGATGCGATTGATTCCCAGGATTCCCCAAGTAATCGCGTCGTTTCGCTGATTCTTAGCGGTGCTTACTTCCTCTTGCGCGTCTTTGCCCATCTCCGCCATGCCCATGCCGTCTACGGAGAGTTGCGTCTCCACAATGGGAATCTGGTTGTCCGGGATGAAGTTGAAAACCTGATTGAGCATGGTTTTTGTTTCCCAGTGATACCAGCAGATCAAGCGATACTTTTTCTTTCCGTGGTACCAGTAGAAGTAAGACTCGTACACGTCCCACTCTGCGTTGATGCGCTCCTCAGTGGACGTGATGCCTTTCTTCTGGTTCTCGCGCTTCTTCACTTCCGTAGGCCCGTAGCGGTCCGGCTTGCCGAGAATCGCTTTGACTTCCTTCTCGCGGTAGAAACCTTTGAATACGCGCTCTTGCAGTTGGCGCTTGCTGAGTGTCAAGCGCCGCGCGATGAAGTCCGACTCCTCGAACTTCTGGCAGTTGGGGTCGTGAAGCACATCCTCATAGCGCAGGTTATCTACTTTCGGCCCTTCGTAGAGCGTTTCATCTTGGAAGTCTTTCGCTTTCTTCGCTTCGTCGTAGCCGATGTAGACTGCTTCGATTTTCTCTTCCGGGCGCACTACTACCCATGCTTTAGCTAGTTTCGCGCTGTCAATGAACCATTTGTTTTCGGTGGGGTAGAGGTCGAGTTCGGCAGGCTCATAACCAGCGTAATCGAGGAATTGCTCTAGGACGCGGGACTTTTCGGAGTTGTGGTGCGCTTCATCATCGTTGGCGGGCTTGGTGAAGTACCGGAAATAGACCAAGGGGGAAGTGGCATAGAGCAATCCCATAACGCGAGCGGCGAGGTCATCACAGGATTCGCCCACGAGCTGGTGCACAAGATTGGAGCAATTCGGGAACGGCCAGGATTTGTTTTCTTCACGGGGTTTCCCTTCTGCGATGCGCCGCCACTCGGGGACTTTCTTGGTGTGCAGGATTTCAAGTTGCTTCTTCTTCGTCTCGATCTGCGCGTGCACCCATTTGTTTATCGCTTCATCCTCTTCCGCGCTGAACGATGCCTCGCGCAATTCAAAATGTCGCGCGGTGCGATAGGAAAGTTTGGGAGTTTCTTCAGCGGGGAGTTGCGGAATCGCTGCCATGCGGGAATGCTAACACAAAATTAAACGTGGGGCGCTCTCTGTCTGAGCTACAGGCAACTTTCGCCGCCTGGCATTAACCCTGCGACCTCCCCACAGACTTGCGAGCATATCACACAAAAAGGGCGGCAACCGCATTCCGAGGTGACAGTCACCGCCCCTTGCCCAGCCCCCTACTCCATGTCACGCGCAAAGAGTCTATCACTCTTCTCCTATGGGAGAAAACAAGTCTTTCATCACACAGTACTGCGCTTGGTCGAGAAGCCATTTCATTTCTTTGTGCGTGCAATTTGTTTTCACTGTAAGCGCTTCGTCGTGCTCCAAGAGAATTATGACTCGATGAGCGCCTTCCACGGATTGCAGCGCATCCATAAGAACATCTGTCGGCGGGCCTTCATCCTTTTTGATAACTAGCATCAGTATCCTCCCGGCCCCACCACGCGTGACGTAAAATCGTTGCGCTGTCTGTCCATCATCTCCATCACTCCGCGCCGGCGAATCACTTCCAGCGTTCCTGGCAAATAACCTAGAACATCGAGCACGTCCACCAGTCCAGCGGGATAGCTATTGTATTCCTCGATGAACTTCTTTTGCGAGCGGTGACACCAGATTTGAGAGTTCTTGAACGCTGGCTCCAGCGATTCGATGCGATTCACTTTGGCATTCTCGGAGTTGTCGTAAGGCAGCTCGTTCACATAGAGCGGATTCTTCTCACGCGCGTTGCGCTCATCCAGGTAAAACTTCAGGATGTTCTGCGCTCCCACTGTTTCCAGCCAGAAGTCTCGCATCCCCCACTTCTTTCCTAGCTTGTAAATCATCTCCACTAGTTCGGAGTAGCCGGTCGCTTCGGCCCAGACTTCGAGAATGTAAATGCGGTCGCTCTCGGAGTCGTAGCCTGCGATGAGGATTACATGGTCGCATCTCTTGCGCTTCTTGGCGTGCGCCAAGTCCACAATCATTCGGAGCGTGAGCGCGCCTGATGCCAGGTCATCTATCGCTTTGCCTTCGTAGACTTCATGCTCTAAGAGCAAGATGTTGCGAATATCCTCTAGGCCCAGGTCCGGGCGCGACTGCTTGAAGCGGAAGTAGCGCAGCCACTCCGGTTTGAAGATGCACTCTTCGGGCAGCACGCTTTGATTGAGCATGAAGTGCGCGAAGTCGTAGTTTCCCAAAGTCTGTCTCGCGTGGGCGATGCGCTCTTTGGTGTACTCTTCCGGGAAGATGGACTTGCCGAGTGGGTGGAGCGCACAGCATCCGCCTTCAATCGAGTGGCTCTCAATCTTGAACTCTGGATGGTTCTTGCGAATCAAACTGTTCAAGTCCGCATGGCCCCAGCGATTGCCGATTACCAGTTGACGCCCCATGCCGGTTTTTGTGAAACTCGCTGAATCGAAGCGCGTGGTGCTCTGTTTCCACCAGCGGTATAAATCTTCCATGATGGTTCCGTCGCCGCGCAGCATGTTCGATTGCGCCGCTTTGCCTACCGAGTCATCGTTGATTATCCCTGTGACGTGGATGCCTTGAAGCGCTTGGCCGGCGCCGCGGTACTCGTAGGTTCCCGTGGTCAAGTCTCCGCCTGTGAATCGCGTGCGCTTGTGAAACTTTGTGTGGTCGTTCCAGGTGCAAGAGTTATCCGGGAGAATGTCCGAGAACACAAAGCGGAATATATCGTTGTTGGTGTAATGCTCGTCTACCGCTTTGCCCATTGAGATTGCCCGCGCTTCGATTTCGTGAGTGATGAGCGTGCGCGCGTTCTGGTCGTGCGCCGCTTTCATCCAGCGAATCCACTCTTCGCCGTAGCCTAGTTCGCGCATCAAGTGCTCATCGCGTGGAGTGAACGGCAAAGCCCACCACATGGAAAGCGCTTCCGTGCCAACCGTAGTCTTGAACGTGCCCATCGGCATTTCGAGCACTAAGTGCAAGTCCTCCGTTTCCAGTGAGACGCACATCTGCTTGTGGAGCTTTGCGAGCCTATCTTTTTTTAGCGTGAAATGCGCGAAGAAGAAGAGAGACCCGAGAGAGTTTAGGCGAACAGAATCTTTGTACGCTTCGGTGTCATCGGTGAAGATTGGGAGAACTTGCCATTTGTTTCTTTTTGAGTTTCCATGCTCTATCGTAGGCTCGCATTTGTTCAACATTTTCCGCATAATGCCTTGCGCGCTCCTCCCGATGGCAAATCCTACAGATTCTTGATTCTCCGCCACGCTTGTTCTTGCGGATGCGGCATCCTTCAAGATTATGGCCCTTTATACAATGAGTCTTGCGGGAATTCTGCGCTGATGGCCCAACACCTCGCAGGGTATTCATTCTTCCTGTTACGGCTTCTAAATGGTTTGGGTTACAACAAGAAGTAACTCGACAGAGATGGTCTAGTTGCTTTCCTTCAGGGATTGAACCGCCAGCTAAAAGAAAAACTACTATATGAGAGTATCTGTTTCGGCCATCAATCCCAATCCAACCGTATCCTCTCCAGTGTTTTGATGCGGTCCAAAGCCAACAATCGCCTTTGAGTCGCGGCACTGGACAGGGCGCAAAGACAATTTTATCCCGAATTCTTTTTGGTAAGAAGTCCAACATAATCTAAGCGGCTGTGCCCATTGCTGCGCTGCGCCCGTTGTCAATCAATAGTCGCTGTGCGCTGCGTGCTAGTTGTTTTAATCCTTGGTCGTTCATTCGTGGAATGTCGCACAATTCGAAGCGAAGTCCATATTTCACTCCGTCGAGCAGCACGATAATTTCAATGTAATCAGGCGGCTGTTCCAAGTGCAGCGCTCCTCTTTACTCGTCTAAACTCCAAATGTCCGCTCACTTTTGCGAGCACATCTTCATCGCGCAGAATCACGATGACCGCTACCACTTCGTTCCCGTGGATGTCGGTTGCGCTCAAGTCGAAAGCGTGGCCTGCGAAGGAAGGATAGATTACTGAATCGCCGCGCTGAAACTTCGCGCGTTCACCAACGCTAACGATAGTTCCGGTAGTCGGCCTGCGCTCTGCGTTCTCAGGGACGATAATCGTTGCGCCCTTGCCCTTGCACTCCGGGCAGACTTGCACGCCGTTGCCGTTGCATGCGGAACACTTTCCGTCTTTCACTACCATGCTTCTCCCTGAACCTTTGCAGTTCTCGCAGGTCACTTCGCCTTTGGTCTTACAAACAGGGCACTCGTACCCTGAGCGAAAATCATCCTGGAGAATGATGAGCCGATCGGCGTGCGCTTCGAGCGTCATTGCGCCGAGCTGCACCACATTCGATTGCGGGTCTATCTTGATTTCAGGCACGCTGTTTATCCTCTGATATCAGTTCGTAAAATTTTATTTCTTCTCCGAAACAGACAACACCGTTCAAATTCAACTCTCTCCCACTAGTCATAAGAGATTCTACGGCTTCAGATGTAGTCCACGGAGGAACAACGATGATGTACTTCGCTTCAGGCTTTAGTTCGTAAGCCTCAGCGAGTGGTACGAGAGCTTTAATCTCTGAAACTTTCATGCGCTCACTCCACAATCAGGCACGCGCGTTTTCTCCCCTGCGTATTCGAGTGACCTCGCGGAATTTACCATTCGCTTGGCATATCCAAATTCGCTTTCCGATGGCGTAAATTTCTCCGTTCATTCCTCGGAGAGTTCCCTTCTCCAATAATTGTTTAAGAACACTCACCCGCATATCGTACACTCCGCTAGATTGTGCCGGCAGAGTTTTATGCCCTCAACTGATTCGCTCTTTTTTCCGCGAGTTGAGCGAGATGCGGGAACTCGACTAGCGACACCAGCGCGCCGTTCAGGAGCAGGAACGTTTCCCACCCGTGTCACGTCTTGCGCTGGATTATCTTCGGCATAATCTTGCACGACAGCCCTACCAATTCAACGTGTCCCGCTATTGATAGGCACGCTCCGCATTCCTTTGTCTGACTGCAAAAATGCCA